CCTTCACTTTCACTGTAATCTCGTTTGTGGGTCAATGGATGTAGACCGGGATTCAATGACGTTGGGCCTTCGGGAGCCTTTTTACCGGCTTCAGTCATAGCCTCAAACTGTCGCATTGTTTCACCGTGCATGGTGACGGTATCGCCGGTTTGAATAGCCTTCTCGACTGATAGGAACTCCTTCAATCTCTTCTCGCTGAGGCTATCCACGGCAGCTAGTACTCGGTTGGTATTGGCCTTTTCATTTCCTAGTCTAATCGCTGCCGACTTAGCTGCCTTCTCAGCGAAATAGCCAGGCCTTTGCATATCCCTGGCCCTGAGGAAGTCAATTAAGTCGGGCCTGATATGGTCATCAATCACACGACAAAGGGACATTGATCCATTAGGCTCGGCAGCTAAGAAGCCCGGCCCCTCATCAGCAAATTTCTCCCTCTCGTCAACCTTCTCCAGTCTACCGCCAGTACCGATGTAACCAATGGGCTGCCATGCACCGGGATCATCCAGCCAACGGTCCAGCATCCAGCCATGGACAGGATCACGACGGGTACGGCAACCATCATCAAGCTCCTTCTGAACTTTAAGGGTCCAGAAGATTTGGGATGCTGACCCTAGACCGCAGAGAATTTGAGCTTTCCTATCCTCTAATTGACGTTCGATTTGAGCTACCTCGGTAGGTGCCCACATGCCACGGTCAAGCATAACTTGAAGGGTAGCAACTTCTATGTCGAGCCATTCAGTTCTGGTATTCATTTTATCCTTGACATCCAACGAAAAGTATGGTACAGTAAAAATTAGGAGGTACCAAATGAAAGTTTGTTCTGAATGCAAGAAACCAGCAGTCAAGCGCGGGTACTGTGAAACTCACTATGCTTCTGCCCGACGCCTTGGTCTGTTCATCACACGCCCCTGCTCTGTTGAAGGCTGCACGAACAATATAGACAGTGACGGCTTTTGCCAAAAACATTACGCCCGTTACCTTGCCCACGGTGACCCTGAAAAGACGCTGATAGCTGAACGAGGTTCCCAGAAAGGACCATGTTCTTTTGATGGATGCAACCGCATTCAATACTGCAAAGAATTCTGCGAACTTCATTACCGTCGTCTCCATGAACACGGTGATCCATCTATATTGCTTAATCCACCTAAAGGAAAGGGCAAGGGATGGATTGACCAGGATGGATACCGGGCCATTAGCCTTGGAAGGTCTAAATGGGTACGAGAGCACAGAGTAATAATGGAGAAGGCGCTCGGAAGGCCATTGAAGCCCTCCGAGCACGTACACCACATGAACGGTGACAAATTGGACAACCGCATTGAAAACTTGATGGTTGTCTCGGCATCCGAACATGCAGTTCTCCATTTCTGTACTTGCCCCAACTGTGGCTTTCGTATCAAGCCACTTGGTACTAAAGAGTTGGGGGTGCTGTAGCGAATGACGCGGGAACAAGTAGATTTTGAAGTCGCCCCCACGCACTTCTCTGGACGATCCCGATATTTACATACCAGCGAAGTAACCCAGCCACGGCATCAGCGATACCATTGGCCCCGATGATCCTCGTCCATGTCCCGGCCTCATCCTCGGCCAATGACAACGGGATGGCTTCAAATTTCTTCATCATCTCGGTATCACCGTGGAAGATGCGGTCAGTACGAGCGTCCTTGTCCTCGACCATGGGAAGGCCAGCGTAATCAAATACGTTGAAGCCGAGGTCGAGAGCTTTCTTCCCGACCTTAGCTGCGGGGCCTTCGTTGGTGATGTCGAAACGAAGGGTTGTGGTGGCGATACCAACGTACTGGTTGATTTGAGCCGATGGCACAATGAAGATGTTACCGTCAACGCCACCGCGATTCTTGGTGAATTGACGCAACATTTGGAGGACCTGGGATGACAGGGCCGCATTGCCATTGTCGAAGAGGAAAGATTGCCATGACGGGAATACGCCAGGGTCAACGCCTTCAACAACGCCGGAACTGTTGACGAGGTTTTGGAAACCATTGCAAGCAAACCAGCCATCATTGACGATAGCGACTTGGGGGTACTCTCCCTGTCCACCACCGGGATTACCCAAAGCGATGGCATGACCGGCGACTGAAGTTCCAGCTACCGTCACAACGTTGGTGGAGTAATTGATAGCTGTGATCTTGAGGCCGAGGAAGTCCGGTGCCCCTCCACCGACAGGGATACTGTCAATGAATTGGCCGACGCGAAGGTAGATAGCGCCAGGTAGAAGGCCGGTGTTATCGGCTGTGAACGAGGTATTGGCGACAATCGGAGCCTTAGCCTGAGCAAGTTGCCCCCCAGGTTCAGCTCCAATCACCAGCACATTGACGTGGCTGACAGCATCCTTCATGTCGAACTTGGCTTCAAGGGCCTTGGCCTGCATGAAGGCACGGGATTCGCCTTTGGATAGGTTCTCGGCTTGTCCAGTGATAGTGATTGGCACGTAGAAGTAACGAAGGGTAACGGTGGCATTGGTGAAGTTCTGATTGCCAGCCGCACCGACACCAGTGGTACCTTCAGGACGAAATCCCATCGCCCAGTTAGGGGCAACACGGGCCAGGAAAACATAACCCCTGACACCGACGTTGTTGATTGGTTTGCCGAATTTGCTGCCATCACCGAATAGATTCATTACGGCTGGCAGGGTACTGACCTGTTCCTGAATAGCTCCATAGCATGGTGTTATATGTTCTTGCATCAGGATATTCTTTGTGATATACCCGTTGCTAGAGCACAGGGCGGTCATTTCTGCCGCCCTCTCATGGTTCTGTTTCCCATGAGATCGGACTATCGCATCACCCGTGGGTGTCCTTTCGCTTAGTCTCTCACGGTGCCCGGTCTTTCGACCTGCTTCCGCCTTCTTCCCATCGCAGGGTTGAAGCCAATCAGAAAGGATTCGCACATGAAATACATTTTGACCGACGATGACATTGTTAGATTGTGGTCCAAAATTAAAAAAGCAGGCCCCGATGAGCATTGGGAATGGCTCGGAGGACGTTATCCAAGTGGCAGGCCAGCTTTTTGGCTCAATACCGAAAAGAATAATGCCCTTGCTTATCGAGTACTGTGGCAAGTTATTCATGGTGAAATACCCAAAGGTTTTCACATTGACCATGAGTGTGATTTTATCGGTTGCATGAATCCGGCTCATCACTGCGCTAAAACTCCCCGCAAAAACATCTTGAGGAGCAATAATGCCTGTGCACGAAATAAGCAAAAGGAAACATGCAAGCGAGGACACCCATTTGGACCGCAACCACCCTATTTCGAAAAACGAGGATGGCGACGGTGCCTTACTTGCGCTATGGACCAACAACGTGAACGTCGCAAAAGTTTTCATGTGCCGCCTAGTTGACGATCTTCATGTCCGGTAAATATGTAGTTGTATCAACTCCCATTTGGATACACCTCTCCCGTTCATTGAATTTGACGGGGACGAAGCGCCAATTACGTCCTTACGGGGAGGCGAATCCCGGTACGCCGGTACTTCTACTGCCTGGCCGACCGCGATAGCCAACTGTCACGCGGACAAAATCGTTAGGTAGAGTAAGCCGGTCTACCCTGACTGGTCCTGATGCTGTCAGGACTGTTAATCATCTCTTCAAGGGATGGGGACTTCCCTGGCGCTCCGGCAGGTGGCCGTTGCTGGCCCTGGCGAGGCCCAGGAACGACGTTCCCCTCCATCTTGCGTCTAGCGAGGTAGGCGGCATCAAACATCGCTGTAAACGTCTGGAAAGCCTTTTGGACGGCAGCTGTCTTGCCACCGAATTTGACGGCCTTCATGCCATCGTCATCGTACTTCAGGGCCTCGGTAGCGCCAGTGAGAATGAACTCCTTTAGCTCAGGGGGAGCACCAGCATAGTCAAGGCCAGCGGTCTTGAAAGCATCGGTAGCTAGCTGGGTAATGGTATTCTCAACGAGAGTATTAGCCTCGTTGACGATGCGTTGATTCTCCCGTTGAAGTACTGGGGATAGCCGAGTCTCGATGCCAGCCGCAATCCTTTCCTCAAGTTCCTGCTGTTGAATGGCTGTTTGATCCCCACCGGCAGCCGCATCGGCTTGCTGGGCCTCGTATCGTAACTGGTCCAATACCGGCAATAGACCGTGGAGTTTGATGGCGTCAGCGACTTCCTTCTCAGCGATGCCGAGGCTATCGCCAATACCCTTCATCTCATCGTAAACTTGCTGATAGGATTGCTGGAAATGACCAACCTCGTCGGGCTTGACATTGAGAGATTGCCAGGGCTTATGATCGTTCTGCAATTTCTCGTAATCAGCTTTGAGCTTGTTATAGCCCTCGCGTAGATTAGCCGGAACATTAGCTGCATTCCAATCGGGAGTAACTGGGGTAGCCGGAGCACCTGTCGAGGAAGGCGCTCCACCACCCCCACCAGTGCCAGTCCCTGGAGCACCAGTACCGGAGCCACCACCACCATCAGCTCCAGTCACAGCCGATGCCGGGGTAGCGAAATTGAATACGAACTGAGGTAGAAATCCATTACGCCATTTCACTGTAGTATCTCCTTTACCATTTTGGCCTTCTTAATCTTGTCAACGCTGTCGCCCTTCATCAACTGTTGAGCGTCCTGCCAATCAAGTTCATCATCGTCTCTCCACGCTGTGCAGACAGCACCATTCTCGACAGTATGCTGAAGGACACGGCATACTCCTTCAGGGGTATCCCACTTTTCAACTGCCCCCTTGACGATGTAGTGGTCACAATCGTCCCCTCCATTACCTCCGCCGCAATTAGCTCCACCAAAAGGCTGGCCAACTTCAGAGGCATTAATCCAGATGAGGCCAACTTGGTCAGGCGTAGATAGGTTGGGACGATAGGAAGGCTTTCCAGTTGCAGGATTGCCGTAATCGTGCTCATCGCAACAGGGCCAGTATTCAATGGGATCGCCTGAGTCTTGGCTTCCGGTGACTTTGGCAACCTTGATGTCGGGGCCAAGCAATCCACAGGTGAGGTCGGACTGTTGAATTTGACAAGTATAGCAACTGGCCGGTTTGTTGCCAATTTCACTGGCCGTACAGTACATGACATCGGCATCGTGGAGAATGGGGACACCGTAGAAATCCGGTTGCGACTTATCACGTCGCATACTGTCAATCTTAGGTAGCTGCTCTTCACCATATTCTACGAATCCACCTGATTCCGCTTTCGATTTGAGGTCATCACGGCCCATTTCAATATGGTGCTTGGGTCCATCCAACTACACCAGCCAATGTACCGCCAGCACTGGGAATGATGCATACACTATCACCGGCAATAGCGGTCTTGGTTACGGCTCCGGTACCGCCACCGAAATTGATGGTACCTGCAATACCAAGACTGGGGCCGGCAGCGGCTGTAGTTCCACCCACCATTGCTGCCGTGCCCGTGCCACACGTTGCACCCGTACCTTCAATGATACTGAATGTCAATGCCGCCGACGCATTCAGATTATAGCTGCAAAGATAGACGAACATATTGGCATTGCCAGCCAATACGATTCGCGTTGTAACGGCACCAGCAATACTAACGGGAGTGAAATTGTCACAGACGATGTTGGCGAATTGGGAAGCGGCCTTGACCTTAGGTGGCTGCGAGAACCATACCAATCCAGCACAAACCAATACCACACTCAATTCAAGGACGATTAGGGCCTTGAGGTAACTGTCCATTCGTTTCCATGCCATTCTCATTGCGATGCCCCCTGAACTGGTGTTGTTTTCGATAGCGACGGTGATTGCCCTTGGGCATTCTTATTCTCATTGGAAGCGTTAGCAAGGGCAGTTTGCTGTAACTGTCCACTGGCATCCATAGCGCCCTGAGAGTGAGGACCACCTTTCGATAGCCCCTTCACTGATGCTGCGGCGGCGGCTGCCGTAAGTTGCTTTATCATTCCAGCCGTCTCTTGCTTATCCTGTTCGTCCCCAGTATCCATGATATGGGAAAGGAGAGCGGTTTTGGCATCAGGTTGCCATTTCTGGAAGTCCCGCGATAGCGCCGCATCCTTATGCCAGTAGAGGTGGACATTCATATCCTCGATAATGGGCATGGGCTTGACGTTGGGAGGTTGATAGGGCTGGCCAGGCATATTGGCCCCGGTCTTGAATAGCTGATTCTCCAGGCGAGCATTGGTGGCGTTACGGTTGAATGATTGCATCATGCCAGTCTCACCGAATAGCTCGAACACTTTCGACTTGATGCCAGGGTCATTAATATCCAATGCCCCTTTATCGAATAGCAGCATCATTTCCTGTCTACGCTCATCACGGGTCTTGGGTAGCCCATGCGTTGTCGTTACCCAATCTGTCATGGTATCGAGATTGGCCCCCTTGAAAGCCTTCACCTCGTCCTCTAGCCCAGGGCCGACAATTTCATTGAGCTGGACTTCAGTCTTGTAGCGTTGGTAAAACTTCACCATCTTGCGAATAGTCTCGCACCAGAATGAGTTCCAGTTCGCAGCTGGCTTGCCAAACATTAGCTCGGCCTGTTGACGTAATTGTTGAATTGCTGATGCGGCGGTAATGGCCCCTTCCTGTTGACCTCGGAAGGCATTCACAGCCATTGATATGTTCTGAAATTCAGCATGAAGATTGTCCCGCTGTTTGTAGATGCCGTCGTCAAGGTGGCCACTTGGCAATCGTTCTGGCTTTTCTGATGCTGGCCCAATCTTTCGATACTTGATTAGCTTATCGGATCGGCCAGTGATCTCACTGACCACGGTACTGACATCTTGCATGATGGGGTCAACAGCCGATGTCATGGCATGGAGCTTGATGATACTTTCGTAGGCATTCAGTTCCCGTTGAATCTCACACAGGTCAAAACTGATAGACCGGGGAAAGAATATCGTTGGTAATCTAAGATATTCCCCCATCGTTAGGGGATGCTCAGGAAAGGACCATTCCTCTTCGTAGGCCACCTTATCGTTAATGATGACATTGTAGAAGCCCTTAGGGAAATCCTTGACCTTGCCGGGAGCGACGTACATCTCCAGTACCATACAGCTATCCTTGACCTGGATAGTGGTATTGGAATAGCCCGTGTACCAGAAGTTTAGAGCGTGTTCATAGGTAACACTGTAGCCATCGGGCCAAATGGCATCGGGCTGGGCCTCGAAGTTCCAGCAATACCAGATTGAGTCGAGGGTCTTTCGATTGGCCCACAACATATCGGGACTGTCCTCGATAGAAGTAGCTCCAGGGCGAGGATAAGCCCACAACGTATTGCCTATCTCAACGGAGATGTCGTAACTGTTCTCGTCCTCCATCAATAAGCTACCGTCCTCTTGCGTCATCGGCCCCATGACCTGGGTATCTTCAGCCGTGACGGGATTACCGCATTGAGGACAAAACTGAGGCGGGGGCTGGCCAGGTGCCCCGACTACGAAACGGTCACAGTTGGGGCAAGTGTAACTGCTGGCGTCAAGCATTCCCTGTTGAGGGCGCTGCGTTTTGTTGTTCTTGACGCGAATGATAGAGAATATACCGCCACAGAGGACGAACAATTGAGCCGCTAGTCCACTCTTGTCGAGAGCGGTCTTGAACTGGTGCTTCAGAGCCTCTTTAACGACAATGTACTCGGCCAGTTTGGTACAAACTTGACTGACCATATTGGCCGTGGGATCGTCCTCAGGTTTAGGGATGGACTCAATCTCCGGTATGGATGCAAAGTTAGATGCAACCGCATCCACTGTCGGGCTGAAACGATTAATTCTCGGCCTCGGTACCCACTCGTCGGTCGGTTGCTGGGGCTGCCAGACTTTTCTAGCATCGTCTCGTCACCAATCAATCCAACTTTGATTGGCGTAGAAAAGAAGGGTTTGCCAAATGGATTGGTGGTACACAATATAAGCATTCTTGCGATCATTCCATTTATCTTGTGTATATTGAAGAGCAGCATTGCTATCCAACCCTGAACCAGCTCCAGGTTCAGAATCACTCTGACCTTGATTACCGAGGCCAACGGCCCCTTTGATTGCATTTAACAGACCACCCATGTGACATTACCCCCTTTCTGCGCCCACCAAAATTGGACTGATAGGGTGGGCACCTCCTTCTCAAACTTTTCACTTGACAAAGTTTGCGAGAGTTGATATGTTTTCTTTACAACTTTGCTAAGGATGCTCCTTCCATGAAAATATGCACTATCGAGAATTGCACTAAGCCTTATTTCAGTAATGGGCTTTGCGCGATGCATTACAATCGCAAGCGCCGTCACGGCAGCACCGATACGCGAATCAATGAGGCCGGTGGTGGAAGCGGCCAGTGCATGGTCAGTGGATGCAAACGAAATGCATGGGCACGTCACATGTGCTTGATGCATTACAAGCGATGGCTCATCCATGGTAATACCGACGTTGTAATTCAGGGGCATCCACCTGAATCTCCACTTGGATATGTTAAGGAAGATGGAAAGTACAATGTTGTAAAAACAGAACGCGGTTGGGAATATGAACATCGCGTTGTAATGGAAAAGAAAATTGGACGACCTCTCCGTAAAGATGAGCATGTACACCATATCAACGGCAACGGTCACGATAACCGTGAGGAAAATTTGCAGTTGATGTCGGCTACAGATCACTATCATCTCCACTGGGGCTGGCAAAAGCCCTAGAAACACTTCCAGGCCGCATTCTGACATCTATATCACAATTTCTCCAATGTCCAAAATGCACCATAACTAGGTGGAATATTGCATCCACCTGACGGATTATCAAAAATACCCACAGTGATGGGGCTACCGGCAACTACATGAAATACATTTACAGTCCCACCAGACATCGGCGTAGTAGATGAAATACCTATATTGAAAAAGTTGGTGCCAGTGGTATTGAACGGAGGACCACTGTGAGTTGCATAGTCATCTGTCCAATTCCACGTAGTACACAAAGCAGTTCCGGTGCCAGCAGATGCTTCAAGATAAATACTCAGCCGGTAATCTCCACTTGCCGTTGGTGTGAAAAGTACAAAAGGAGCAATCGCCGCAGTTTGAGCTACATTGTCCGACTGTGCCACGATCACAGGAGCAGCAGGTAGATTATGTGGGTTATCAGCCAACACAATCAGAGGGATAGCGAAAAGTAAAAATAATAGTATCCGTCGCATCAGTAGCATCTCCAAGTAGCGGCCACGCGGACAGCTAGGACATTCGCAGCCCCTGACCCACAAGTTGCTGACCCTGTAGTTGGTTGAGCACAGCTAGAACAAAGGATTATCGTACCATCAGTCACGTTGGTCGTTGGCAAATTAGCAAAGGTACTTGTATTAATCGCAATCCCAGCACCAGGGAAGTTCACCGTACTCCTGGCATCGGTAATTGACCCATTACCACCGTTACCACAGGCCGTGCCATTGCAGACCACTGTCGCCAGGGCTATTTCTCCACCACCAGGAGCAAGGATTGTGGCCGGGGTACCTACAGATGAAGTGCTAACTGGCGAACCTGGGCCAACGACGGCGGTTTTGGCGTACAGTAGTTCACTGTTGCAGTTCCAGACGAATAGATAGGTGGTGCTGAGAGATAGATTGAGCGTGGATTGGCCAATGGTCTGGACTGAACCACCACCGCAATAGACAGACCCACCCTGGACCAGCATGATGCCATTGGAGGCCGGATTGGTGACGGCGCCAGCGTTACCGATAGCCGCATTAACAACAGCATTGACGCCATTGCCGAAAAATCCAGGTACTTGGGTAGCGCCGACGAATTGGGCATGGGTAGGACGGGGATGGACAATTGTAAATATCGCCGCCATGCCAAAGACGAGAGCTAGAACGGTGAGACAAATTCCGATTCGCTTTAATTGATTCACTTTACGGCCTCCTTGAGATTTGACGGGAAATTACTAGTCACTTGATTCGGGTCCTTCCAGGGATTCGGTACTGAAATTCGTTCGACTGGGACTGGGGGAGGTAATGGCATAATGAGGTCAACATTTGCCTTGCGAGCCAGGGCCTCCATTAGACGATCTACCCGTTCACAGTCATGGCTATGGCGACGGCGAAGGACATCAATCTCGTCCTTGAGGACGCTAATCAAATCGTCCGTCAGTTTATCGCGTTTGTTCGTCCACCACACTTACTCGCCCCCGCTATCTGATCCGGTATCCATAGCCGGGGTAACAGCCGGAGCACCGGCCCCGACGTGCATACCATGACGGCGTTGGCCCTGGGCGAAGTAATTCGGCTTATTGAAGCCCTTACCACCGAAATGCTTTCGGCTGGCTATGTCACCAGACAGTCTACCCGCTGTCCTCTCGGTATTCATTAGGGCTTTCTTGAAACCAGCCGATGAATGGGGTCCACCTTTGTTCGATCCTTCGTCATCGCCGGTACCACCGCGATTACCTTGGTCGAAGTTGACACCGAAATCAGCGGTATTGGACCTGAAGCCGGAGCCAGGATCGGTACGGATGCGTCCATTACTGATTCTATCAGATAGATTGAACGACATTGGATACCTCCATGTCCTCGGTAGCCTTAGCCACGACCATTTCGGCTCTTAGTTCATCCTCAGGATCGAACACTGTCACGAAGTCCTTGAATTGGACAGCGCCTTGGTCTTTGGATTGAGGGGCAATACCGAATTGGATGGTGAATACCACTTTACCGGGCATGTCCTTGGTCGGGGCCACGACATCAGTAACTTTGACGTAGAGATCAGGTTGCCCTGTCGGTATCCAGCGCAACAATCGGCCAGTCTTGATACTGTTCCCGGCATGGTCAATTACCTTCACTTTGTTCTCCTTATGTCCAATGTAAATAATCTCTTGCCAATTTCCTCGATAGCGCCAAGGCCCTTGACATACTCAGTCATTCGCTCGCTATCGGTAACGAAGATGGCTTCGGACAATTTCCAGGGCATTACCCTGAGGGCGTCGTTAATAGCATAGTCCACCAATAGGTCCGCCCTTTGCTTCTGTCCCAGGCCGTTACCAACCCTAAGTTCATGGACAATGCCACCGGGTCGCCAGGCAATGACACCGACCACTGATTGCCCCGGTATTGCCAAACAGGATACCCTGTCCCGGTCCAACAATACTCCGTGCTTCGTCCCCAATAACCTATCGAGGCTCTCGGCATTGGCGGATTGGAATGGATGGACTTCATAACTAGGTATTCGCGGTAATGGGCGCACGATCTCCATATGATCCTACCGTCCCAGTGGCTTTCGATCCCTTCGACTTGTTATTGAATCGGCCAGTGATTCGCGTGGCCATTCGGCCAGCCACATTGCCGGTACCGGGCTTAGGGTTAGCATTCCTATATTGATTGACCGTTCCAGTTTTCCCCTCGTTCCCAAAACCCCCGCGTCCCGCAACTGGGGGCAAGTTGGTCCTTTGTTGGGGTGAGCCTCCGTGGCCGGGGACGCGGGTTTCGGGTGTAAAGGATTGACGGCCAACGGGACTAACGTTGCCTCGTCCAGCGGGATTGCCAGTACCACCACGACCGCCATGGATTCCAGTGCGACTGTGTTGACGCTGGCCACTTTGATACGGCCCTCCACGATGGGCATTGGAAATTGATTTGGCATTCCTCACCACTGGCGCTGCCGGTCCACCGCCACCATTAGGATCGGTGAAGCCATGACTATTGTCGTTATCTAGCTTCGCACCTTTCGGTTGCTGTGATAGTGGCCAACGCGCTCCCATGTCATCCTCCCTACTGTAATCGTTCTGGAAACCACGTCCTCGACGATGTTCCACCGCTGAACCATTGCCCTTGACCTGGATCGGCACCAAACTTTTTATCGAAGGACAATAGCGCCTTCGTCGCCTTCTGGCTGTGGGTATCCATGACGAGAATGTCTTTGCGAGTGAAGCGAGGTGGCTCTGGACGGGACATGGCGGTATATCGAATGTCATCAATCCAGTGGTCGGGGCCAACATATTTCCTGGTCCCGTTCTCGCCAATGACCAATTTCCATCCCCTCAATTCCCTGATACCGGCCTTATTATTCTCGTAGACGATGAAAATGGAAGGCGATGGCCTTGTGTTCGTAATTGGATGAACGTGAGTGGGCTTGATATGGAAATATTCTTGGAGTAGGTCCACACCAGCATCTACCGCATTGTGGGCCGCTAGCGTTGGCAATCCCTCCCGATAGTAAAGGTCTTGGATTGACATTAGATTATTATTCTGCATTTGGGTCTTGGCTTGGGTTGATGGATCAATCAGGACATACTCGAAAAAGTCGAGGCATGGCCATTGGCCAAAATTGACACCCTTATAGTCAATGGACATACCCTTGCATTTGTAGACCCAGTAATCGCAGATACGATGAATCGAAGCTGAATGTTCGCTGATCCTACGTTCCTTGCCTTCGTCAGTACTGTAATAGCTACCGAGGATGAACATATTGCCATCGGGGTCAATTCCAGTGATGGTGAAACAGGTGACCCCGGTACTGGCATGGTCAAGACAACCTATCAATGAGAGCGTTTTCAAAAAGTCGGGCGGTAGCGATGCCTCACTAATGAAATGAACTCTCTCATCAACCGTCTTGAATACCTGACCCTCGACTGATCCCCAAACGCCATCGAGATATTTTTTGACCCAAATCTCAGGGGTATTACCTTGACGAAGTTCTTGTTCCCAGCCAGGGGGAAGGTAGGGGTTATCCTTGGGCAAGGCCCTGATAAATACCTGCTTTCCGTTAGTCACGACCTTCCGCTGTTCACTGGCAACTTCGATTAATGGCCGAAACCTATCCTCCACCCAACCAGCTTCCGGGTTAGTTGTCAACATCGCCATGAATGGAGGGAAACCGGGATTGCGGGGGTGCTGGTCACATACCTTCGATCTACGATTCATTGCCGGACATCCACATGGCGGTAACTCCCAGCATAACTGGGACAAGTACATCAGGTAGGACCCTTGCTTCACTTCCCCTGGCTCATCAATCCAAATCCAGCCAGCTTCCTTACCCTTGCTGGACTCTTCCTCAGTTTCATCACTGAGGCCAGAGTAAATGATCTTGGAGGGAACTCCAGCCGTCTTGATTAGGATTCGCCTCTCAGTATGGTTGTGATCCAATATCAATTCGGATGGACATATGCGAAGGAATGTCTCAAGGGTGGACTCTCTCAGGTCCGTCAGGTTCTGGCGAAGGATATACCCTTTATTACCAGGGAATAGGACTGATAACATTATCCCCTTAATGGACCCACCAACCGTTTTGCCACCGCGCTTGGCTCCCCCATACACTTGCTCTTTCTCAGCCGCATCAATTAGAGCTTGCTGTTGCTGGGAAGGGGGCTTGCCCAGGAATACGGCATTGCCATCAATTTGGGCGGCATGGGCGACTGGGACCTGGATCGTCATTTCGTTATCGCCGCC